GCTTCAGCGCACCAGTTCCGGCGGCAACCGTCACTTCCAATGTGGGCGGAGATGGCTTACGAATGCCCGTCTTTGTCTTGGTGTAGAACAGAACGCGATACTGCTGGCTGCTGGAGGGCACTGCATCGATTGGCTCTCCTCGACCAGTGATAGCAAAACCATTGTCGCCGCCGCCTTCTCCCGTCTGGTTGTAGAGTTGCTCGCGACGATATGCCGAGGTGGCCGAATCGAAACCCTGTATCCACACTTCCGTGTGAGAGGTGTCGGCGTCGTTTGCCTGCGTCCAGGCCAACGTAAATCCGAACATCTCGATTCCATCCGCCTTGTAGACCTTGTAGACACCGACGCTGGCGCTGGTCGCTTGCGTTGTCGAATTCACCGGATCGACATTGACCAAGCTGCTGGTCGTAGGCGCACTCGTCATCACTCCGTCCGCGTTGTAGACCTTTACCAACACGCGGAATTGATGCATGGAGCCCGCACGCAACCATTCGCCGCCGATGGTAGTCGAATAGGCTCCGGAGACAGGAGGCGTGAATCCCCAGCCTTCACGATCCACCGATGTACCGAAGTTCGTTGGCCCCTGCACCACAATGGTCGCGGCCTTGATCGTCGATCGATTCGCACCAAAGTTCACGGTGACGTTGAGCCCCCAGCGGTCCGCGTTGTAGACGACGGTTGCGGAAACGCTGGCAACGTTTTCGGCCGGCGGCTCCGGTTCGGGGGCGATCGCATCGACGGGATCGACGCTCATCGTGACGTGGGGCGTGGGCGCGGGGTCAGTGGACAGCCTAAACGGTACTTTGTACGCTGGCGACCTGCTTGTCAGGTATAGCTTCCAGGTCTCAGTGACCAGCGGAGGCGGCACCAGAAAGCGAGCTCGGCCATAGCGGCCCGGAGTCGTGTTAGATCCGTCGCCGTTGTAATCCGCATCGCCGATTTGGCGCTCGCCGCCCGGGGTTTCGAGGAGCGCCGAAACGCCAGAGAAGATGCCTCGCGGCAGAGGTGGATCATATGTCACGTCAATCGCAACGTGCTTGACGCCATTGGAGTCCTCGATTACCGAGTTGGTGAAATTGAAAGCGTTGCCGCTGATCGGGCGAATGTCGCCCGGCACGCTTTGAACGGGCTCAACGGACACTGGCGGTACGGCCACATCCTTAGGCTTCGGGCCAACGGTCAGGTCATACATCGAGTCCGTGACGGTATCGCCCTCGACGTCGACGCTCCAATCCGAGTTCCACGTCACGCGCTTGACGCGCATCTTGATTGAGCCAGCAGGGACGCGATGGTGTGTTACCGAGACCACCATACCGGGCTCGACGGCGAGAGCCAGCACCGTCGTGCGGAAGCTTACCGCGCGTTGCGTCATCCATTCGGCCGGGTTGATGCCGCCGAGCTCTTCCCTCAGCCGGGTTACCGCTATGCGCGCGGCCTGGCTTTTCGTGAAAGTGCCCAACAGATTGAGCTGCGCTCCCTCGCGGTGGCCGTAACGCTTACGATGGACTTCATCGTCCGCGGTGATGACGTTGGGCTTGTAGTCGTATTCCGCATCCGCGAATTGCACACGCAGTGCGTTGAATTTCGTCTTTTGCCCGCGCCTCGCAGTGCGGATCGAGTTGACGATGATGTTGCCGGCAGTGAAGGCCTCCACAGCCGAAGCGTTATGCTTGATGCCCACGCGCAATTTGCCGTTGCGCACGTAGTAGAAGCCGAGCGCGTTGTTCAGGATCTCCTGTAGTTGATCCTTGAGCGATTTCTGCTCGGTGAGTACTCCACGGAAGCGATACTGCGTTTCCGTTCCCGTGCCCACCACGACCGGCACGACGTCCGAGGCGATCGCCGCCGCGTCGATTGCCTCCTGCACATCGAAGGTCGCTTCCTGCTGCGCCCGCGAGCCTGCAAATACTTGATTGGTTCGAAGCCACTCATTAACACCAATCCAGATCGGGCTCGTGAGCGGCTGCGCCCAGGCGCGCGTTCCGACGCTGGGCCAATACCAGCCGCCGAGGCCTCCGGAGACGCTGGCCACCATGGAGTGGTCGGCGATCTTGCTGAGCTGCTGCCCCTTGGCGTCCGTGCGCCGGATATCGAGGAATGCTACGCCGGCCGCCTTATAGACGTCGTAGGTGTGCGGCGTGCCCTGGCCCAAGGAGAACTTATCGCTATTCGAGTCCGGCGCATTATTGGCAGCCGGATCTTGCCCCAGCGCGCGCCGGAGCCCCAAAGGCAGAGGTCCGTGGGGCGGCTGGCCATCGAGCCGATGCTGCGCGCCATCCGCGTTATAGGCCGAGAGCGGCCCCTCTCCCACAATGCCTAGAGCGGCGTAGAAATCGCCCTCTTCGCGGCCTGACGCGAGGACACACTCCACAGGCAGCGCGGCATCCGTGTAGATGTGTTTTAGCACTTGCCCGTAGGCGGAATCGTTTACTTGGCTGGTGGACGTGTAACTGCGGCGCGATAGCCTGCCCAGCCCGGACTTGTCCACCTGGTTGACGCCTTGCGGCATCACAACGACTCCGCCGAAGTAGTTCGTCATGCCGCGCGCTGAGCAGTCATCCCAGCTTTTCTCACACGATGTAAAGCTGCCAGAGCCAGCAGTGGCAAATGGGCAGTTCGTGCCGTCGTTGAAGTTCTTCCAGCACTGGCGCTCAATGACGCGCTGCGGGCAAAATTCGTTCAGGGCGCCGGCCGTGTCGCTGCCGCTGATCGTGAACTTGGCGCCGTCTTCCGAGACGTCGAACTCGCCGATCTCGCCCTGCCAGAGATCGAGCTTGGCCTCGCTCGCCACATGGTAGAGCGAGAAGCGGATCGTGGCGTCTTGGAGGTCGATGTCCGACGCGAGAGCTTCGAGTACTCCATCGGCGTTGCCGAGCACGAACTGAGCGCGGTCATTCTCGCCGCCAATCGCTTGCGAGATGCCGCTCCAGTCGAGGATGCGGGCCTGGTAGAGCTGGCCGCCGACGGTGCAGCGGCGATCGCTCAGGCAGATGTTGTCGGGGTATGATTCGCCGCTTGACAGCTTCGGGCGAATCCACAGGAGCGGAATGATTTCTTGCTCTTGCTCGAGCATGTCGGCCGCCAGGCCTGCGTCCGGGAAGCGGTCGAGCGTGCGGTCGACGGCGTAAGTCGGCGCCGTCGTGGGAACTTCGACGAGCTCCACCTGCAGCGAGACGTTCGTGGCGACGCCATGAGACCAGCTCAGGCTGTCGCTAGCGAAGCGGACGGTCAGGGTTGCCGTGCCACCCGCCTCCAAAGGATAAGTAAAGCTAAACGGCTGGACGCCGCCCTTGCGGGCCGCCCAGAACGTTTTCAGCGTTTCGACTTGCTGCACGCTCAGGCGCGGGTACGAAAGACGGAAAGAACGGAGAGCGTCGCCGGCGTAGTAGCGCTGCTCGACCTTTTCGTTGCTCGCGCCAAAGGTATGCACAAGTACCTTGGGCGCGAGCACACGAACCGTGCCATACTCTACCGGCAGCGGCCAGGAGCCGCTCGCCGGATTGTCGGGCACAGAAATATTACCGAGGAGATCGGGCATTAGCGAATTTCGATGAGCGCGATCGCTGCCGTCATGCGGCCTAGTTGCGTTGTATGCTGCCACTCCGCCGCAAAGCGGACGGTGTAGCGTCCGGCGGTTTCTACACCTGTCGGATCGTGGATGAACCCAGACTCGAAGGCATCGTAAAAGTAGAACGGCTCCAGCGGCCCGCGGCGGTCTTCGTAGAACGCCCGCACTGCGGACACCTGAGTCGGCGTCAAGCGTGGCTGAAGCGACCAGGTGCGGCGGCTATTCGTTAGGCCACTGGCCGCTTCATGCTCGCCGTTGGCGTAGCCATTAGCGAGCAGGCTCCATTGCTGCGAGCGCTCAAAGCCCGCACACAATACGCGGGGCATTACCTCGACAGGCGCGGCTGCGGCGACATTTCCAGGCATGACTAAGAGAGGATCAGTCCAGGCGCAAACAAATTGACTGCCGTTTGCTGACGGCCTACGTTCTGCCGCTGGGCGCTCACTACAGCGCCCTGCACTTCGCGCGGGTTATTCACAACCACGCTCAACGTTTCGCGCTCAAAGAATTCTTGGGCACCCGGGATCGTGATGTTGACCTGTATGGGAGCCGCGGCAGATGCCCCCGTCACGGGATTCACCGGGCGACCATTGCTGTAGTTACTCAGGATCGACAAGACGCCACCGCGCTGGGATATGCTCAGCGGCTGCATTTGCGGCTTAATGCCCGTGGCGTTTTGACCGGTGGACATAGCGTAGATCTCGACGATATCGCGCACTTCCTGGCTGCGGACGGCCACATCGAGGTTGCCTCCATAGCTCTGCTTGGCGATCGCGACGAACTGCTGGAGGATGTCTTTCGATGAGACGTCGATGCTGTATACGGACTTGACCTTCTCGCGGGCTTTGTCCGAGGCGCCCTTAATGAAGAGCCGCGCCAGGCCGGCGGCAGCTCCCGCAGAGGCGCCGATCAGGGCGCCTATCGGGCCGCCGAACTTTGCGCCGATGAGGGCGCCGCCCGCAGCGGTCTCAAACAGACCGGTCATGCCGCCGCGGCGCAATCCGTCGTAAGCGAGGATGCCGCCTCCAGCTAGCGTGGCTCCGCCAGTCGCGCCAGAAATGCCAGCGCTCTTTGCCGCCCCAAGCGTGATGGCTTGACCGTTTGCGCCGATCACAGACACGCCGAAGGGTAGGCCAGCAACGGCGCTTCTGGTTCCGATGGCCCCTAACGAAGTCAGCAACCCTTTCCCGGCCCCGAAAAGCCCGAGGTTTCCCAGCCCGCCGAATAAGCCACCGCCGCCGAATCCCGATACGGGCCCGGCGAAGCCACCAGTTCCGCCCGGCGCGCCAGGCCGGGAGATCGAGCCGAGGCCAGCCAGACCGGCGAGCCCACTGAAGCCGCCGAAGCCAGACGATTGTCCGGCGAACAGCGGCGTGAAAGCCGAAGCAAAGAGATTGCCGCCAGCTTGCTTAACTGGCGTGAGGACCCCAGCCAGCAGCGTCCGACGCAGAGCACTCGCGAAGTTCTTGGAGTTGAATAGCAGCGTGTCGAAGAGGCCGTCGAAGCCGCTTCTCAAGTTCTCAAAAGTCTTCTTCCATTCGTCGACCATGAGCTTTTGCCGATCGACGCTGGCGTCAATCTCGAGCTTGGACCGGTCATTTAGCCACTTCCGCTCGATCGCGGCGGCGGCGGATCCGGCCTTCTCGTTGACGGCAGCGACACGGTTTGCAATCTCCGCGGCCATCTCTGGCTTTAGCTTTGCCAGAGTATCCATGTACTCGATCTCGCGATTCTTTTCGCGTTCCAAAGCCTCGATTTGCAGGATGGCTTCGGAGGCCAGATAGCCCTTCTCGACTTCGAGTCTGCGAGACACCACACCAAGCTTCGCGCTGATATCCTGGGCGGCGACGCGATCCAGCTCTCCTAGCTTTAGATCACGCTCGCGCGCTAGGTAGTCTTGCTGTGCCGAGAAGTCCCTGTCTATGGACTCAACGCGAAGACGTTGGGTATCTTCGGCGAAACGCAATTGCTCCTGGTAGGCTCGGATGTAATAGTTCTGCTGCGCGTCAGCGGCTTTCCGAAGCTCAGAGTCTTCGATCTTCACTTCAAACGAAGTGCCCGTTAAGCCGCTGGTTAGCTTGGCGCGCTGCGCAAGCTCTTCCCTGCCTTTTTCTGCCAACCTGAGGCGATCTTTCTCTTTTTGAGTAAGCTGATCCAGCTTTTCTTTTTGCGCTTCAAGTCCGCGCAATTGCGCGGACAGACTATCGAGTTGCTGCGCCTTCTCTTTTGCCGCTTCAGCCCCGATTGGATTCTTCGGATCCGGATTGCGCAACTCGCGCATCAGGTTCTCTCGCGCCGTGCGGGTCTGCGAGATCTTCGCGGCGATCGCTTCAATGCCCTTCTCTTGCCGATCCAGCGCACCCTTTACGATGCTAGCGGCGAGGTCAATTTCCGGCTGCTTAGCAGCATCACGCATGCCGGCACCCAGAGCACTCCTCAACTGCGCTTGAAACTCATTGTTGAGCTTCTCCAGATTCACTTCGCGGCCACGCATCTCGCGCGCACGGTTTCGGAAGAAGTCGACAAAGAGCTTGTCGAACTTATCCCCCTGCACGCCGCCGCCGAGGCTCTTGACCATGTCGGTGATTCTTTGCGCTGCATCGTCGAGATCGCGGAAGGGCTTAGCCGCAACCGCGGCGAAGTCCTCGATCACAGGGATCGATTCCTTGGCGATTTTCAGCAGGCTGATCATTCCGCTCACCGTGGCGCCGAGCGCGGGCTGTAGCCTTTC